AAAAAAAAAAAAAAATTAAAAATTTTTCCAATGACCACTAGAATTATTATTAAAATAATTATTAGTTACTATTGACATTAATCAAATTAGATGATATAATGAATATTATGAAGACTAAGATTTATAATAAATATACATTAAGAAAACATATTAATAGTATTAATAATTATATTAAAATGTTAGATGATTATGATATAGATTATTATCATAAATTAACTATTAGTAACCATCTGAATAGAAGATTAATTAGAATAAAAGAATATTTAAATATTAAGTATGATAAACCTAAAAAGGTTAGTATTAATGATATGTTTAGAAATAATTATAAATATATGAAAGAAGAATAATTCCAGGTATAGTTAGTAATTAAGTTATATACCCTTAGGGTAATGTATAGTTCAATAACCTTTTGATTGTATGTTAGGAGTATGTATATGAAAAAGAAGAAAGGATGTAAATAATTATGAGTTTAATAACTGCTACTAAAGATGAAAGAGAGTATATAGATTTATTAAAGAGTCATTTTAAAATTATTAACCAGAATATACCTACTAATACTACTCAAATGAATACATTATTAACTAGTATTAATACTAAGAAGAAGATAGTAGATGCTTCTAATGTAGAATTAACTACTAATATGATGACTATATTGAAGACTACTTGGACTTAAGTATATTGTATTAGGTATAAAATAAGAAATAGGTACTTAGATAAAGGAGATAACTCTAAGTACCTATTTTAGTATGGTTAGTAATACTTAGAAGACATAAGTATTAAACTAACCTTGAGAAGATATTATAACTAAGAATACTTGTCTTGTAAATAGTTATGTGTTATTATTTTTTAAAGGAGTAAGAAATATGAAATTACAATTAGAGACTATAAAGAAATTAGTACCTAAAGGTACTAGAACAATGATAACACAAGAGTTTTTAGATAAGATAGAAGCGTGTGTTAGTAATAGTATGATAGCTGAACAGTTTAAAGAAAACTTTGTTACTTATCTTAGTGTTCTTCAAACTGGTAAGTATAAGATGGATGATTATATTAATGCTGTTACCTTTGTTACTCATAAGTTATTAGGTAGAAGTAATATAGATTCTTATGCTGCTACATTTCCTAATAGATTTCAAAGATTAAAAGATGAAGGACAAGATCAAATAGATGCTTTTGCTAGTATGTATAGTAAAAATAAACTAGTTATGCAGATATTTGAACAGACATTAGTACCTACTTATGTTCTTAATGCTCCATTACATCAAGAAGCATTAACTGAAGCAGCTAAGATGTTAAAAGATCCTAATGTTAGAGGTATGGTTAGAGTTAAAGTTATAGATACTATATTGCAGTATACTAAAGCTCCTGAAGTTATTGAAAATAAATTAACTATAGGTATAGAACAACAAAGTACAATAGCTGATTTAAGAGAAGTAACTGAGAATTTAGCTGAAATGTATAAAATTAGTTTAGAGAAAGGATATAAATCATTAAAGGAATTAACTGAAGCTAATATTATAGATACTGAATATGAGGAAGTATAATGGATAGTTTATCTGATAAAATATTAGGTAAAGATGAGAAAGATAATTTATCCTTAGAAACATTAATTAGAAATGTTGATTATAAAAAACTAGAAAAAGATTATATTCCTAGTGCTTTTGCTATTAAGTTTATTAATTTTATAAAATTAGTTAATGGTGAAGAAGGAGAAGAGAATAAAAGTCCATTGTTCCACTATGTGATATTAGATGATATTACCAAACATAAGAATAATTTGATTGTTAGTTATAGAGGTAGTAGTAAAACTTCTATATGTGCTGAATATTTATTTTTATACTTAGCTGTATTTGGTAAGTTAGATGGATTTGGAGAAGTTAATGTAGCTATGTATGTTGGTGATACAATGGATAATGGATGTAAGAATCTTAGAAACAATATTGAACATAGATATAGAAATAGTGATTTTCTACAGAAGTTTATACCAGAAGTTAGATTTACTGATGTTAGATTAGAGTTTACTAATGCTGATGGTAAGAAATTATGTGTTAAAATGTTTGGAGCAAATACCGGGGTAAGAGGATTTAAAGAATATGGACAAAGACCTACATTAGCTGTATTAGATGATTTATTTACCGATAAAGCTGCTGAAAGTAAAACTATAATTAAAGATATTGAGAATGTTATTTATAAAGCAGTTAGACAAGCATTACATCCAACTAAAAGAAGAGTAATATGGATAGGTACTCCATTTAATAAGAAAGATCCTTTGTATAGAGCAGGAGCTACTGCTGAATGGCATACTAGAGCTTTTCCTATATGTCAGAAATTTCCATGTACTAAAGGAGAATTTGTAGGAGCGTGGGAAGATAGATTTCCTTATGAAGCTGTCAAAGCAGAATATAATATGTTAAAGAGTCAAGGTAGATTAGATGCTTTTAATCAGGAATTGATGCTAAGGATATTAAGTGATGAAGATAGATTAGTGTTAGATGAAGATATTATTTGGTATAAAAGAAATGATGTATTGAATAACTTGAAAGATTATAATATTTATATTACTACTGACTTTGCTACTAGTGAAACTGAAAAGAGTGATTATAGTGTAATAGCTGTATGGGCATTAGATTATACAGGTAGGTTCCATTGGATAGATGGAATAATAGCTAGACAAGATATGGCTAAGAACGTAGATGATGTATTTAGATTTGTAAGTATGTATAATCCATTAAGTGTAGGAGTAGAAATTAGTGGACAACAGAAAGGTTTTGTTAGTTGGTTAAAAAGAGATATGATGACTAGAAATATATGGTTTACTATTGCTAGTGATAAAGCAAGTTTTGAAGAAGGATTGAGACCTACTACTAATAAATTAGTTAGGTTCAATGTTGTATTACCTTTATTCAAACAAAGAAAAATAACTTTTCCAGAAGAATTAAAAGATAGTGCTATTATGTTGGAATACATAGATGAATTAACAAGTATCACTCCTGGAGGAATTAAGAGCGTACATGATGATTGTGTAGATAGTGTTAGTATGCTACAATTGATGGAATATTTTAATCCTGGTAATCCTACCAATAAAAATATACTTAAAGAAGAGGTACCTTTAGATGAAAGTAAATATTTTAGATTAGAATCTGTTGTTAAAGAAGGGTATTCTTATATTGTGTAATTTTTTATAATAGTATATAATATAAAAATTAAAGAGGTAGAAATATGGCTAATAAATATATTTGTCCAATATGTGGTAATAGAACAACTAGTGATAGAATCTGTGATGAATGTCAAATAGAATTAGCAAGGTAATAACATGTTAGTAAGTGATGTAATGGAAATAGCTAAAGTTAGTAGTTTACATAATTTAGCTATTGCTAAAAATGATAAAGCTCTTATTAAATTTATTTATTTAGGAGTTAGTGAATTATATAGGAGATTCAATCTTAGTATTAAGGTTGAACCTATTAATATAAATCCAGATTTAGCATTGTATGAACTTAAAAGCAAGGATGTTAGTTTATTACTTAATTTATATAATAGTAAGTCACAAGAACTTAGACAAACAGATGTATTAGGTGGAGACTATGACTATAAGATAATTAATTATAAAAGTTTTATGATTAAATATCCTAAGAATGATTTAGTATTTGCTATTTATAAAGCTACTCCACCTAAGTTAGAACATGAATACGATGAAATAGAATTACCAGATGCTATGATAGATGCTTTATTGACTTATGTAGCTTATATGGGACATAGTACAATTAATAAAGATAATATAAATGAAAGTAGTGCTTATTTAAAAAGATTTGATGAAGCGTGTATGGAATTAGAAATGCAAGGATATAGAATACCTCTTAGTAATGAATCTTTAGATTTAAGGGCTAAAGGATACATATAATGAATTTAGGTAATTTGATTCAACAGATGGTATTCAATAAACCGTTAGTTAGACATGAAAGTGGATTCTCTCCTATAGAATCAAGTAAAGGTATATTTAATATATCGCAAGACTTATATGGAGATGAAGATTATACTTATTATGTATTAATAATTAGTTTATTTGATAGGGCTATAGTAGAAGA